CGCCATGGCCAAGGCTTCCACGAGGGGCGTATGCGGGTCGGAAATCAGGGCGTTCATGCCGGCAACGCCTTGTGTGGCCGTAACGCCTCAAGGTCGATGGCGATGGCATGATTGAACCGTTGCAGGCCGATAGTGAAGTCACACCGGCTCTTGACGATGGCTCCGGCTTGCCGCAGCAATCGCTTCAACAGGCGGTCTCCCAGAGGGTCGGTCTGTTGCCACAGGTGTTGCAAGTGCTTGGCTGTACTCAGATATGCAACCGCTTGCGCGGGGCGGAACACCAGGCAATGCACGTCCTTGACGGCGCGAATCGCCCACGGATGCGGGTAGCGCTTCTGGTCGATCTCTTCCAGCAACGTCCACATCATCACCAGCCACAGCGGCGGGATGGAAGGCCGGTTGACCCGCAACTGGTCGATGATGGCGTTGATGGTGGCAGAGTCCGACAGCGGAGGATGGATCGAGGAATCCCCCGCTCCAGGCCGGTTGAAATAGGCATCCTCCAACTGGTCGAACACGGTCCACGCCCGATCAGTCTCCAACATTTTGGCGTGGCGGGCCGCCCCGCGCTCGGTCCAAAGGGTGATGCTCCGGGTGTGTTTGTCAACGAGTGAACTGACTATCTTTAAGCTAGTCAGTTCATCGCCCTCAATCTTGAAGAAATGCTTGCCGACCTGGAACCGATCCAGGTTTCTGGCATGGTTTTGCTGGATACGAATTGTTTCTGTTCCGTACAGCACGGCCAGATGCTCGGTGGTGATGACCCGCTGGTTCTGGTAGCGCAGAACGGGGAATTCGACGTTGTTGATGATGATGACGGCATTCATAACGGTACTCCTCGTGGAAAATGGAGACCGCCACTTCGCTCTCACTGCGAGGGTGACGGACGAACGCGGGGGTGAGAAACCGGCCCACAAGGACACCGGCCAACCCGAAGGTTGCCCCGCGCCGTCCGCCATTGTGAAACGACAAGCAACAAAAAAGCGCCCGTCGTGGCGCTGGCGCGCCTTGTGGAACTCGGGTTCTCACGCCCGGCCACGGGGATCGCCGTGGCCGGGAGAGTATGCCCCCGAAAGCGAAGGGTGGTCAAGATTCGGCGGCCAGAGTCCTAATCGGATCTGAGCTTTCTGAGCCTTGTTTCCGCCGCGCGGCGGACGCTGGCTTGCAGGTCCATCCGCTGTAGGATCAATTCCAGGGTATAGATGCAGGCAGTTCGAACGAGACGAAGCCGATCTTCCACTGTCTGGATGCCACCGACGAACGGGTCGGTGGCAGTTGTTGTGTTCTTGGATGGCGTTGATTTCATCACGAATACTCCCTCCCCGGCTCTCCATCAGGAAGAATCTCAAGCAAACGGAGGTGTTTAATGGCAATCAGCCGTTACACTCCCGACATTTTCTATCCCTGGAGTCAGCCAAGGCGGAACGTGCGATGTTCCATGCTTCCGCGTCAACCCTATCGACTCGGAACACAAACGTCCTGGCGCGCCGGAATTGTTCCGGCCCTCTTGAGCATAGAGGATGTTGGCATTTTAGGACGGTTTCGATGACCACAACTCGTTACCTCTCATGCGCGTCAACCAGCGCGGTGATGGGTTGCAGCACGTCGATGATGGACTGGGGTAGCGCCTCGACCAGGTGGTGATAGATGCGCGAGGCCCGCGCCGGCAGGGGGGGCGCTTGTAGTCGGGCGCGGATGTGCGCCAGGTCCATTTCGATGCGCATGGCTTGCATAATTTCGTTCGACAAGTCCGGCGCCGCGATTTTCGGGGCGTGGGTCATGAGGTCCTCTGCCGGCATCCAGGCGTCATCATCGCCCCCATCGGCGAACGTAAAGTCAGGGTCTGGCGCCTCTGGCGGAATCCCGGCGTCATCGTCACCCACGGTCATCGCGCAGGCCGAGGCATGATCCGGTTCCGCGCCGTCAGGCGGGGGGATCGTGAACAGCGCCCGTCCCGACGCGGTAATCGTCCAGCCATTTCCGCGCTCATCGGGCATCTTGACGTACCCGTAGCATTCGAGCCGGGATAGCGCCCCGCTCACCTGGCCGCGACTGAGGCCGATATGGTCGGAAATTTCCCCCCGTGTCGCCGTGATGCGGTCGCGCAGACAAATCAAGGTGGAACGCATTAGGGGGGATAGGTCGGATAATTTCATGGGTCACTCGTGCCAGATCGCGCTACGCATGGGGGTGGGGATATCGCCGTGAATCCGGCAGTGATAGGTTACGTTGGTAAAATCGCCCGTCTGGAAATGATGAACGGTGACGACTCGCCGGAATTTTGGGCAAACCTCACGGGTGGGCAAGGTTGGAATCACCACGGGATAAGAGGATTTGAGGAACGTGGGGATCGGTAAGGACATCAGCGGATTCCTCCTCGGTCGTTAGGCTCTTCGGGAAATAGGCCGTATTCGGCCAACTTGGTCATGCTCAGCGCGATCATGTGGCTGGCGCGCTGGCCGTGAATGGTGGGGTCGGTCCGTTCGGCGACGATGACGCCGGCGTCCCGCATCTGCTTTTTCAACACCCGGTCGCTCTTGACCGGCATCCCGTCCCAGATCGAGCGCAGTCCTGGCTTGGTCTTCAGGTGGTGAACCATCTGCGACGGGCGCAGATAGAACACCTCCTGGCCGTCCAGTTCGCCGAACCGGTAGGGAAAGGGGTAACCGCCGGCCGCGATTTCGTTCAGCACGATTTCGACGATCCAAACCCACGGTTGCCGGCTGGCCTGGGTTTCGCCGATGTGGCCGTTCATTTCCTGGAGCAGCATCCCAGTCAGCGGGATTTCATCCAGGGCGATCCCCGCGAACTCTTGCAGGAGCCGCCAGGCGGTCAGCACGGCCGCATAGTTCTCCACCATGCGGCTGGCGCCCTCGTCCGATCCACCCGCCCGACAGCGAGCGCGACAGAACTCGACGGCCTGCTGGTATACGGAGCGGATTTGTTGAGGCGGTAGCGTGGCCAGAAAATCCAGCCATTGCCGAACCGGAAACGGCGGCAAATCGGCGGGTAGCAGCGGCCCTTTCTCCCGGAGCTGCACGCGCACGCTCTTGCCGATGATGGAGCGGACCGGCTCTTCCACCGCCTCGCCCATGAGCAGCACGGGCGCGCATTTCACGTACTCGGTTTGCTCGCTGGTTCGGCGGCTGATCGAATACTTGTAGGCTTCCTGCAAGGTGGAAACCGCCCGGTCGATGATTTCCTGGCGGCGCGCCGAGATTTCTTCCCAGATCACCGGGTGGCTGGTGTGGCTGGTCGAGGTGACCAGGCGGAACCCGGTCTCCAGCGAATCGCCCGAAAACAAGGTGCAGGCGATGGTGCGGGTCAATCGTTCGCACAGCGTCGTCTTGCCCTTGCCCTTGTCCGCTTGCAAGGCCAGATGCGGCCAGAACGCCAGCACGGCCTTCAGATGGCCGCCCAGCGCCCAGGTCAGCAGGAACAGGGCGGATTGGTGGCTATAGGTGGCGCTGTAGGCCCGCACGACCTTGGCGGCGTCGGCTGGTGTGCCGGTGGGAAACCGCAGGTTGTGGTAGGGGCACTGCTTTTCGGGCGCGGTGAAATAGGTATCCGGCCCCTCGTTCACGTGCAGCTTGCCGCCCTTCCAGCACAGCCCGACGAAATTGACCGCGTCGCGCTTGCCCAACGTGATCGCCCGCCCCCACAGGTAGATCAATCGCAGGAACAGTTGCGGTATCCAGACCGGACCGATGCGTAGCCACCAGTCAATTTTGTGCAGGCGCTCGAAGGTGGTGACGTGCCGAATGAGTTCATGGCCATAGAACGAGTTCTGGGCGCTCACGGCGAACAGCGTGTTCGGCTGGTGATCCTCGTCGCCGGTCAGCGCCGAGGCAGCCGAGGCGATGTCGATCTTCGCGATGTCCGCGATGCGAAACCCCGCCAGGTCCGAGTATTTCGGGGTCTCGTTGCCCTCGCGATCCTGTTCGCGGGTGAAGAACGAGGTGAAGTCCTCGCGGACCCGGAAATGATCGTAGATGGCGAAGTCGGCCGCCGGCAGAAAAACCCGCTTGCGGCCGGGTTCGGCCACGCCAGCCAGTCCAGGAATGGCCCAGGGCTGGAACCTTTTCAGGGTCTTGGCTGTGGCTTCGGGACCGTTGGCCTGGAGGTAATCGTTGATGTCGTTGCATTCCCAATCCGCCTGATCCACCAGGTGCGCCGCGATGCGGGCGGCGGTCAGGCGTAGATGCAGCGTCCATGCCGCCTCTGGGCCGGGGCGGCGCCCCTTGTCATCCGGCTTGTCGTGGTCCAGGCAGAGCACCACGCGCTTGCCGCGCAAGGGCAGGAGTTCCAGGGTTTCGGCATTGGCGGTGCCGCGCAAGGCCAGCGCCGCCCAATTGCCCTGGCAACCGGCGAGGAAGGCGCTTTCCGCCGACAGCGCGTTGATCGGGCTTTCGACGATGACCACGGTATGGGCGCGGGCCAGGGCGCGTGGATCGCTGATCCAGGGATAGCCGCGCTTCTCGCCCTGGCAACCGCTTTTTTGGCCGCCGTTCAGGTCGGGATCGTGGTAGCGCAGATCCACCGCCACCAGCCGCCCCGGATTGAGCGAGCGGACCAGGAACGCGGTGGCCGGCCCGCCGTGGCCAAACGTGCCGGGCGGTTTGCGCGGCGATGACCAGGCGTTGAACCCCACCGCTTTGAGCTTGATCGCCCGGTCGATCACCTCCGGGGAGATGCCGCGCCCGGCCAGATACGCGCTCGCCGGTTTGGGGTCGAGCAGACTTTGCGCGGCGATATGCTCGACCAGGGTCGCCGGCCGCTCCTCGCGCGCCGGGCGGTCGTCGGCGAACCCGTACTGTTCGCGCAGCCAGGCCAGCGCCTCGGCGGTGGTCCCGCCCTGGACGTAGATCACCAGGTCGATCGCGTCACCGCCCTGGCCGGCGCTGTGGTCGTACCAGCCGTCCGGGTACTTCTTGCCGCCCACTTGCAGGGATGGCGACTTGTCGGGATGGTGGGGCGAGCGGTAATTGCCGCTCGGGTCGGGGCGTTTCAATCCCAGCCGGGTGGCCAGGTCATGGATGTTGATCTGTCGCTTGAGGTCTTCAATCGTGGCCATGCAGGGCGGCCTCGACCACGCTTAGCCGCAGATGCACACGGGCGTCGAACAGTGCGCGGGTCTTCTGAACGAGGGGGGATTGCAGCAGATCGGCGTAAACGGGATGGTTGGCTTTCAGATAGCGCCAGAGCCGGCGCCGGGCGTCGGTGGTTAGGCTGGCGAGATCGACGGTCGGCTCGGCGTGCTCAGCGGCCTCGGCGGTGCGCGCCGCCTTGATCGCGGCCCAGAACCGGTTGGATTCCTCGGCATCGCAGACGGGGAAATGGGCCATGTCAGAACCTCCAGAACAAGCTGCGCATGAAAAAGCGGCGTTGGCGGAAATACCGACGCCAGATGCGTAGCCGGTAACAGCGCGCCCGGATGGCGCTTTCGGAGCGGGTATGGACTGGGAGGTCCGCGCGACGGTGGGGATGACGCCAGAATACGGGGAGCGACGACCAGCGCCGCGCCAGCCAGAGCAACAGGCGGAACATGGGGGAACCTCATCAAGTGGTGGTTTTTTCTTGCTGGAGCGCGGCCAGGAGTTCGGCGCCGAACAGGGTGACCAGCATCTTTGGATCGAGGGCCAGGGTCTGGCCGGGCTTGAGGTTAGTTTCAACTCGTTCCAGGTCGCGGCGCCGCAGTTCGAGGGGGACGGGAATGTTGAAGGCCATGGCCGGATCCTCCAGAGAGGGGTCGGCCCTGTCGGCCAAACGGATGCGTTCCATTTGGCGGGCATATTCCGTTCTCTCGATTTTCCGCCAGCGCCGGCCGTTCTCTCCAATTCGCGGGAAGGATCGTTCGCGTTTCATAGCCGGTCTCCGATCTGCTGATGCCCCCACCGCCGGTTTGCCTCGCGGTAACCGTCTGGGGTGATGCGGTAGCAATCCGCGTAACCCTGCATGGCCGGATCGGCGTTTCCCTTTCTAACCTCCTCTTCAATTTCTCGCATTTCCGATGAGGTGGGGAACAGCATCGGAGTCGTGAATAGTCGGAACAGCGCGGCGCTCATTGCACCAGCCCTCCCATCCGGTGGATGTAGGTCTGGCCGGCGCAGGCGGCGGCGTGGAACGCCCGTTCGATGGTCGCTTGCTCGGTGTGGGTGATGCGCTGATCCTCGAAGGCCGAGGCGATGGCGTGATGGATTTTGCCGGTCTCGTCCTGCCACTGGGCGTAGAGCGTGAGCAGCTCCACGTCGGAGGGAGGCGCTTGATCCATCGGGACGATGAGGTAGCCCAGAGCGCGGGCCATCGCGGCGAGGATGCGATGATCGCCGGTGATCAGTTGGAGCTTCAGGGCTTCCTGAAGGCTGATCTGGTTGTATTTCTGGCGCGGGTTGGCCTTGTTGGCCAGGATGCGGGGGGAAACGCCGATTTTCTGGCCCAACAGGGTCGGGCCGCCGTTGTCGTGGACGGTGTCAAACACCGCCGACAACAAATCTTGCGCAAACATGCTTTTGCCCTCACGGTCATGATGACGTGTGGGCGCTGGCTTCAAGATTGTGTATGCAGATCGATAACAAATCGTTATGATTCGTCACGATGTGCAAAAGGTGGTCTGACGAAGCCAACGCCCATCCGGTGAGGTTCTCAACGCGTCATCCGCCAAGATTAAGCGCGTTGGGAAACCTCATTGTCCTTAACTGGCGTTGGTGGCTTCCTCCTCGAACGGAGCGCCCAGGTCACTGGCGATCTTCCGGGCCAGCAGGTGCAGCACTTTGCGTTCCGGCTCCGAATCCGTTTGTTTCTCCGCCCGCAAAACCGACAGAAAATCACGAACGCCGGGCTGTTTTTTGGCCGTGGCCTTGCTGCCATTGGCCAGAATTCCAAACCCGCGTTCGTAGGCGTCGATCAAGTCATCCCATTCCGCGTGCTTGGCTTCCAGGAAGTCGGCGGCGGATTCGTTGCCTTGCCCGCGAACACTGTCGGGGTTGATGGCGTTGAGGAAAGCGGATACCCGATCTAAGCGGATGCAAACCATCTCTCTCCGCTGACCTGCATAGGAGAAATCTACTACGCAGGTTCCAAGCCGCCTGCTCAAATAATGATCAGAAACCTTCTTGTGTTGCCATGACCATTCCAGCCCGATGGCATCGCAAATTGGTTTCACCGGGACGACGTGTTGCCCCTGTTCGTTGATTTCCACCGGCAGCACCGCGCCGGCAAATTCCAGGTTGATTCGAACTGCTGATCGTTTTTTGTTCATTGCGTTATCCGCATAGTGATGGATGATAGGGGATCACGATAAACGTATCCCCCTCCGTTCGGCCTCCTGCCGAAGTCTGTCGCGTAGCCAAACGGTAACTTGACCTGAGAGACTCCGCGAATCTTTGTCAGCCAGTTGACGCAATTCCTTGATTTCATCGGAAGATAGGTTTGCGCCAACGGTTAGCCGCTGCTTAGATTTTTCGCCCATTCTGAACTCCTTAGATATGATAGCGCATAGGAAATCACATTTTGAGAATCAACGCAACAAGAGTTTTAGAATTGTGATTAAGTCCGTTTCCGAACGTCTGCGCTGGCTGGCTGGTGCACGAAAACCCCAATCGTGGACTAGCGAATTCGGCTGGGATCGTGGCTTAACGCATCGTGTCTTTACTGGTAAACAACTTCCCGGCGCTGATGCGCTTGAGCACCTCGCCGCCGCCGAGCGCGTCAATCTCACCTGGCTCCTGACCGGCGAAGGCCCGCCCTACCAAGTCAACCCACCGCCAGACCCACAAGATTTAGAGCTCGAACCGGATGCCAGCTACTACCTGTTCGACCGACCCGATGGCATCCAGCCGCCGCTGGTGTGTATGCGCCGAGACCTTGCGCCCACGAACGAGAATCCCTCCCTGCCCCGGATCACCGTCTACAACGGCCACCCCAGCGATCTGATGCGGGCGGTGGAATGGCTGATCTGGAAGGGCAAGCTCATCCAGATTGTCGAAGACAACAACGGTGATGTGGCCCGGCTGCGGGCGGGCCTGGCGAGTAACAGGGTCCTGATCAACGACGGACGCGGCTTGTTGGAACAGCCTCCCATCATCATGCCTATCCCGCGAATGGTCGTGACGACGTTGGTGGAGGAAACCCACAACGGCTACCTGGCCGGCGTGCAATCCACCCTGGACGCGCAGGAACGGGAATGGATCATGCTGCGGCGTGAACTGACGCCCGCGCAACGGGATGCGTTACTCCTGATTCTGCGCGGGCTGGCGCGGGGAGATTAGACAAGTGGAAGGGGGTGCATCCGTTGCACACCCCCTGCGCGGGCTGACGCGCAGCGATTAGCGAAGGGTCGCCATCCGATGGCGACCCTTGGCGGGAACGGGCGCTACACCTCGATCACCACCGCGCTGGGCAGGGTGGTTTCCCCATCCAACCGCCCGTCGCGGATGAGGTAGTGCTGGCCGACCGTCCCCGCGCCTTTCACGCGCAGGCGGGAACCACTGGGGAACTCCACCGTGCATTCGCCGAAGTCGGCCTCGACCACGGTCCCCACCGTGACCAGGCTCGGCGGACTCGCCAGTTGCTGAAACCGTCGCCACAGATTCACGGCGTCACCTCCACCGCCCGGACTTCCAGCGTCTGTGTCACCGTCCCAAACCCGACGTTGACCGTCACCCCGGTAATCAACCCCGCCCAGGTCTTGCCGCCGTCGTCAAACCGCACCAGCTCACCGACCGCGCGCAACGGACTCGGTCCGCTGGCGCTGGACAGCGGCAGCGCCAGGGTGAAATCGACCCCGGCCGCCGCGTCGCTCAGGACCGCGATCCCGCGTGCCCGGCACGCGTCCAGGTGGCACAGCAACGGCTCCGTGATCGGCGCATCAGGCAGACTGACGCCGGGCAGGCCGGCCCGCGTCACCTTCGCCAGCACGGCTTGGCCGTCGCCCAGATAGGCCGCGTCCCACGGCTGGCCGTGGCGGGGCTTCCAGGCCAGGGTCTTGAGGATAGCGCGCGGTAAGATCAGGTCCGGCTCGGTGGCCGCCCAGTCCCAGGCGGTGACCGGATACTTCGGCGCGACCCGCAACCAGGACAACGCCGGATCGGCCAGCACCCGCCCGCCCGCCGTCTCCACAATTTGCACGATCACCTCGACCGGCGTTTTCTGGCTATAGCTGAAGGTCCCCGCCGGTACCAGCCAATCGGGGAAATCGAGCGGCCAGTCGAGTTGCCAGTCCGTTCCAAGCAACTCCTGCTCGGCCAATTGCCGCGCGGTCTTGGCCTGCTCCTCGTAGCCGTTGACCGGCAACGCCACGTCCGGCCCCAGTAGCGCCGCCCGGCCGCGCCCCTGCGTTTGCCCGCCGGTCTGGCCGAACTGGGCGGAACCGGATACCTGATCGAGGCGGAACTGCCAGACGGTGCCGTCCAGTTGCACCTCGACCTCGACCGCTTGCGAGACGACCGGCCGCAGCAAATCCACCGCGTCGGGACCGGCCAGGGTGGCGGACAGGCTCCAACTCCACTCATCCCAGGCGCTGCTCAGGGTCACGGCGCTGACCGGGATGGACACCCGCTCCGGCAAGCGCACCAGATCAAAGACGTGCTGCATACGATAACTCCGCTGAATGGGGATAACCCAGGCCGGCGCCCGGCCGAAGTGGAAGCGCAACGGCGTGAAGGTCGGGGCGTGGAAGTGGAAGCGCAACGCCGCCCGCGGCGGAACTGGCGGCAGCGGCGGCAAACTCGGCCAGGGCCAGGACAGCCCGCCGAGAATCCGGGCATCGCGCCAGGGATCGCGGGATTCGCGCGCCAGCAGCACGGCGGAGCCGCAGGGGGAACCTCGCTCGATGACAACGGCCAGGGCCTCGCGCCAGGGCAACGCCCGCGCCCGCGTGGCCGTTCGTGCCCGGAACCAGACGCCCGCCATCCCCCGCGCCCGAACCACGGCCTCGCGCCAGCCGTCGCCGGTCGCTTGCCGCGCCAGGACCGCCAGGCCGTACTCCGCCCGGGTGGCTTGCGCCAGGAGCGCCGCATCGCGCCAGGCCGTGGCGGGGGAACGGCTAGCCGGCGCCACGTCCCGCCAGGGCGCGCGCAGGGCGGTGGTCTGATGCCCCGCATCCATCCAGGCCGGGCCGGCTCCCCGCGCGGCGGGCGCGGTCTGATTCCAGGGAATTCGGATCGACGCGGCCCGGCCGACCGCCTGACCCCAGGGTAAGCGAGTGCTGCCGGCCCGCACGTTTTGCGGCGGAATCTCGCCGGGGAATGGGACAGCCGGAACGGTGAAGCGCGGGTTGCGCAACACGCCGCGCGGCTCGATGACCGGCGGTGGCAGGGGCGTCCAGACGT